TACTCATAATCACTCACCTTTTCAATATTATAGGGTGGGTAATTACTTGGGCGAAAGTCAGCTATATCATTAAATAAACTGTCAAACCCCACCGTCATTGCCCGAAATGGGCTTAGGTCTATCCTTGTCATTTTTGTCCTCCTTATTAAGCAAGGTTATTAATATATCTAATTTATTTTCTATATTAGATACTCGTTTCTCTAGGTCAAAATTATCTGCACCCATAGAAACAATCTTTTGTCCGGAAGCAATTTTTGATGCCTTCCGTAAATCATGTACTGCCATAAAGCCTCGTAGTTAAAAAGGGGGCACAAGGCCCCCTAAAGTTAGTTATTATTGAGCTGTATCGTGTTGAGCGTCAGATTGTCTGTCGTTCTCATCTACACCTGCAACATCACAAAGTACTGCCCACACACGGATTTTACCCGCAGTTGAAGCTGCACTTAGTACAAGTACATCAAGAGTATCAGCAGTTGCTGCTATGTGTCTTGCTGTAGCTGTTAATGTTGAATAACCTGTTGCGTTAGTATCTCCATCTGCATAGATATCAACATCTCCGCCTGTAATACCTAAGTCCATAGTTACAGAACTTGAAAGTGCTGTTATCACTTCAATTCCTGCTTCCATAACTAAAGTTTCAGCAGGTAAATCAAGAACACGTAGAACATCATTTTGTGCTGCTCCACTGTCGCCATTGATTGCTGAGACATCAATTGTATTTTCTATCAGATAAGGAACTCTTACTCCAGGGTTTCTTCTAGAAGGGCGGTTAGTTCCACCCGGCCCAGTTACGTCATACGTTGCCATAGTCTATCCTCCCTTAATCTATTAACAAGTGTCTACAATGAAGAGCAGTACTTCTTAATACTTTTCTTCCAAACACATGTAAGCCTCTTACTATATCAGAAAATGAATCTGGGTCTCTTACTACTTCTGTTTTTGCAATAGCATTAGCAGTAGCAGTTGAAGACATATGTCCATATAATACTTTATAGTAATTACTTGTTGTTGATGCGGCAAAGTTATTAGTCATATATAATTTAAAACCATTTACTTGCCCATTTAATACGGAACCATTCCGTAAAGGTGATTTTCCATCACCAGTAACAGAAGCATCCATAAGTTTTGCTGAAGCTTGTCCAAGCTGTTCGTAAAACTCTGGAGTTCCTAAGAACCATCTGTTATCTGTTGGAACGTCTGCACCATGCATTCTTTTAGCAGCATTTGCTAAAATATTTGCAGGGTCTGTTTCTGAAGTGCCGAAACCTGTATCAGTTCCAGAACCATCAGAACCAACTGTAGTACCCGCACCGGATACCATAGCTGCAATAACGTTTCCATCGTAAGAATCTTTTAGAGCATAAGCTCCAGAAGACGTAGCCAAAGCCTCCCAGTTCACATGAGATTGTCTTTCTTCAATATCGTCAACTTTAAAAGCGAAAGCATTTGCTTGGTCAACAACTAGTTGTAGTTGGTCATCCGCTAAATTTTGAATAGCGATATGTCCACCTCTAGTATATGAGTTTACACTAATGCTTGGCTCTTTAATTATGTTAACAGTATCTCCGAAATTTTCAATTTCACCTGCATAGTCAGTATTAGTAATATCTTCTACGACTGATGCAGTTCTAAAGAACTTTTGGACTTTTTGGCTGTATATTACCGGTAACCAATTACCCGAAGGTAAGTTTGTATAACCGGCTCCTTTTGCAATAGCCATCGTTTAGTCCTCCTATAGACTGTTAGTTAAAGATTAACGAATCCTACCTTCTGCTCTAGCTAAATCAATTTCCTTTTCGTTTTTTGCAAACTCATGAGGTTTCATTTTTGCTATTTCATTAAGCGACCAGATTTTTTTGTCTCCTGTCTCTACTTCACGTTTACTAGTTGATGTTACTGATTTTGATGCCTCTAATTTGCTATTAACTTTTTTCTTACTAAGACCTGTATCCATTTTATATAGGTCAATAGCACGAGCAGCTAATTTTGCATTTGTTGAATTATCATAAAGCCATCCTTGAATTGTAGCATCTTGAAGTTTAACCCATTCATGAAATTTATCATCCTCTCTAATTTCATTAAAGTCAGGATGCAACTTAGATAATTGAACTTCAGCCTTATCTCTTTGAACTACAGCTTGTTGACTTTCTAGTTCTTTAAGACCTGTTTCAACTTTCTTAGCCTTTTCATCTGCCTTTGTATGTGCTATAGTCTCTATAACATCATAGACATCTGGATATTTTGCTCTCCAAGCCTCTATTTCTTCTTTTGTCTTGGGTAACTTTATTTTATCAGCATTATCTTCTAGCTGTTTTTTAAGTTTGGAAACATCATCCTTATGCTTATTTACAGTAGAATCGTAATGGCGTTTAAGGTCGTCATATCTTTTCTTAAACACCTTCTCTTCAGCATTAACAGGGCGTTCTTCATCGGGAGTGGCTGCCTCTTCTGAAGCAGTGTCCGTTGAAACGGTAGCTGTGTCGTCTGTTTCC